GATATATTTCCTAATTGATGCCTAACTTCTCTTGCTCTTGAAACATCTTGCATTATATCAGCATAATCAATTATGACTAAATCTATTTCTTCTCCTATTGCAGTTAGCCGCTTTAAATGCGCACTAATTGTATGAACAGACGCTGATTTTGTTGGAAAATATTTTATTAATAATTTTCCAGCTTCAAATTTTTGTAATTTTTCTTCTACTTCTTCTTTATGATATTTTAAATTTTGATTAGCTATTCCTGTAAATATGCTGTCATATCTTAATCCTACATACGCTTCATTTAATTCAAGTGTAAAATGAACTATTCTTTTTTGATTCTTTAATGCTTCAGATCCAATTTTAGATAATATCCATGTTTTGCCTGCTCCCGCGGGAGCGACGATTACTCCTAGTTCTCCTTTTGCCAATCCTCCTTGAGTCAAATCATTAATTATATCCCAAGGAGTTGATATTGTTTCTCTAGCCATTTCACTATATCTATCTTCTATCATTTCAAAGTATTCATGACCAAAATTTCTTTCAGCTCCAGCGCTCATTGCTTCATCAATTATCTTTTTTATTCCTTCTATGTCTCCGTCTCTCTCAAGAATGTCTACAGATTCTATTATCGCATTTTTTAGCTTTTGATTTCTAAAAAAATCTAATGTTTTGTCTTGAACAAAATCTAAATCATCTGCATCTAGATGTTTATAAACTTCTTTTAATGATTCTAAAACTGACACTTTTAATATATCATCTTTTATATAATTTATATTTGCTTTGTACACGTCAAAAGTTATCTTTGTATGATACTCTTGAAAGTATTCTTTACATTGACTGACTATCCATTTTAACGAATCATTGTCATAATATTTTTCATCAAGTATATCAAAAATTTGTTCAATAAAATCTTTTTTTGTGATTAAACATACGATAGATTTAATTTGAAAATTATGTCCGAATTGAGATAATTTTTTATCCACTTAATTTTCCAAACCTATCTAATTTTATAAATTCAGTAATCCAAGACTCCATATTAGGAATTTGACTCCATAATTTATCTTGCATAAATATTACAGAAAATTTGTATTTTATTAATTTAGGAATTTCTTCATGCAATACATTCTGAATTTTTAATTTGTTATAATTACTTATATCAACATTTTTTAATTGCATTAACAGATAATTTCGCTTTATCAATGTATAATTATTTCTGATATTTTCAATAAGTTTTGTTTTTTTATCTGCGTTATCAATAAAATTTATTAAGTCATTGACTGTGAATTTTTTATCTTCAGCCATTGGCGGAATATTTTTTAGAATTGTTTTTAATCCTGCTCCTTTAATTCCCGTAATATTATCAGATTTATCTCCGTCTAATACTTTGTATATTATAAAATTTTTCGAATGAAAGCCATATTCTTCTAAAATTCTTTTTTTGTTATATAAAAGTTTTTTTGTTGGGCTCCAAACGCTCACTGAATCGTCGACTAATTGAAGAAAGTCTTTATCAGTGCTCATTATTATTTTATTTGAGTCTTTTAGAAGATTAGAACATACATAGGCTATTATATCATCTGCTTCTGCATTATCTGCTGAAATTAATGTTAGCGGTAACTGTTCTAGATATTTAACAAGCCTGCTCATTTGCATTCTCATCGATTGTGCTTCATCTACGGGCGACGTAGACCAATCAACGTTTCTGTTGAATCTTTGCTTTACTTTTCTTTGACTTTTGTAATCTGGATATAATTTTCTTCTTTTGCCAGATCCGTTTTTTCCATCAAAAACAATGATACATCTTGTAGGTTTAATCTTTGATATTGTATATCTTAATGATTTTAAAAAACCAACCAAGCCTCCTACATGAACTCCATCATCATTAATCGCAGGATTCGCGCTAAACGCTCGAATAAATGTATTTAATCCGTCTACTAATAAAATACGGCTGTTTATATTTAGAGATTTTTTATTACTTTGACTGTGTTCTTCTTCTACTTCTTGCAATAGAGATTTATAATTATTAGAGTTCATCTACAACTTTATCTGTTTCAATAACGTCATCTAATCCTAATTTATCTGATTGATATTTTAAAATAGATTTGTCACAAATTAAATTATAAATCTTTTCTTTTAATTTTGAATCACTATCTAGTTTTTTAGCGAATGTTTTAGATTGAAATTTTATTTCTTCAGATGTTTCTTCATCTTTGTATGTATACCACGTTCCCGCTTGTTTGACTAATTTGTGTGCTTTTAAAACTGTCAACCAACTATCATAATCACTTATTCCTCTATCAAAATATAAATTAAATTCTGCAATTCTCAAAGGCGGTCCTAATCTATTTTTTATTACTTGAGCTTTTATTTTAATTCCAATTGTATTCTTTTTAGCATCCTTTATTTGTCCAGCATTTTTTAATCTAACACGTGTTGACGCGTGAAATGGAAGTGCTTTTCCTCCAGATGTAGTCCACGGATCACCAAACATTACTCCTAGCTTCTGTCTTAATTGATTTGTAAAGACTAACGCAACTTTTTGTCTAGCTATCATTTGTGTTATTTTTCTCATTGCTTTTGATATAATTATAGCTTTTGCAGTTGACCATCCGTCTTTATCAAAATCAGCTTCCATTTCAATTTTTGTTGATGCTGCAGCCAGACTGTCGACAAGAATTGTAACAATTCTGTCTTTGCTAGATTCTCGTATTTTAGTTATGATGTGCTCTATTGCTTCAAATAGATCTTCTACTGTTTCTAATTGAATATATAACATTTTTGAAATGTCAACTCCAATAGCTTGAAGAAATTCTTGAGAAACAGAAGACTCAGTGTCAATATAAACAGCCATACCTCTCTTCTTTTGTGTATTCGCTAAAACATGCGCGCCTACTAAAGATTTCCCACTTCCTTCTAAGCCGTTTAACTCTGTTATTTTTCCAACTCCAATGCCGCCATTCGGCTTATTCGAAATCGCTATATCAAGAATAGAAGAACCTGTTGATATCCACTCTTTAACATCTGTTGGAGACGATTTATTAGAATCTAAAAAATATGCGACTTGATGCGTCTTGAACTGCTTGTTTAGCTCATCGGCTATGACACTAGCAAGTTCGTCTTTTTGTACCATGAAAAACTCCTAATTTTGCGCAATACAAAGATTGCTCTTGTTTTTATGTTATATTATTCGTTGAATAGTTTGTCAAAAGCATCTTCAATATTTGCAGTTGAGCTGCTTTTATTAGCGCCATCATCTTTTTGACTGTCTTCTTCGTCATCAGACGGATTTAAGTAGTTTTCTAGCGCCTCTTTGAGTTCATCATATTCAGGCTCTTTGTACAATTCAGTTAAATCAACTTGAGAGTCAAATATTGATTCTAGCATTTTGCTATCATCAGTTATTGTTGCCTGATTAGGCTTCACTCTTATTGTTGTTTTCCCATATTGATTTCCAGCTTCTGCAGGAGTTTGATGCTCTACAACTATGTCTCTTCCATTTATTGGATCTGAAATATCGCCATAGTCGGGATCTGCAATGAATCCTAGAAGTTCTTGATAAACAGTTTTACCAAAACCCCAAAATTTTACTCCGTCTTTTTCCTGTCCTCTCACAACTACTGGAGCGAATGTTCTCATTTTGGGCTCAATTTTCCTTCCTTGAAGCCATTCTTCTCTATTGCCCGAAGACTTTAGCTTTTCAGAAAATTCATTGACTGGGTCTGGCCTGCCAAAAGAAACTGGTGACAAAAAAGTCTTATTGTTTCCAAGATTATAGTGAAAATACAATTCAACAAAAGGATTTTCCTTATTAAATTTATACGGAACTATTCTAACTTGAGTTTTTCCTGGCTGTGGTTTCCAGAAATTTTCTTTTGTTGAAGTTGTTGATTGAAGTTGATGTAACTTTTTTTTGATTTGTTCAATGTCCATTGAATTTCTCCTTAGTATTTATTTTTTATCGTTTAATGTTTATAGTTTATTTAAAACCATATAACCTATTCATTAATATATATAATGAAATTTTCCCAAAATTTAATTTTTATTTATCACAGTCTTTCTTATCTTGGCAATCGCATTCTTGCTTCCATTTCCCAATGGGACACTCAGCTGTTGCATAATGAACTTTGACATTCATGAAACATCCGCACTCTGTACAACGACCATCTTTCTTATTTGTGTCTGGATTTGTTTCATCATCTTTTAAATAAGGACAGCCCTTGCATATCTCCCATCGTTGTTCTGCTATTTCCTGCGGAACTATAACTTGCTTGCCTTTAATGAAAGCTTTCAGACTTCTCCAATGATCAGTTGCTAGATTTCGTATCATCTGAGATGCTGGTGGAAGCTTCTTCTCTTCCTCTAGCATCTGCTCTGTTTTATCTATGCAATCTAATTCTTCTTGAGTAGCTTGTCTGTCTACTGTGGGCTTGGGACGATATTTCATCTAACGCCTAAATGTGCCATAAGTTTATCGAGTTTAGTTTCAACTGATCTCAATCTCTGTTCAAACGCTGGATTGACGTTTTGAACTTGCTGTTGTGGTTGAGGAGCGTTCCGAATTCGTTGTTCAAGCTGTTCAACTGGTATAAGATTGGGTAAATGTTTATTTTCCTTCACCCATTTTTTATACCCAGTACGCCATTTCTTTATCACAGTATTCGATGATCCCGGTTGTGGAATCTGTGGTGGTAATGATTTCGGTCGCGGCATTGCGAGGAGTTCATCAGCAGTCTTGATATTCGGAAGGTGTGAATTTTCTTCAGCCCATTTTTTATAATCAGCTCTCCATTTCTTTTCTTCGTACTTATTCGCGCCATGAAATGGCGGTCTGGGCATTGGAGAGTTAGGTCTTGGAACAGCTGGTATTTCTTCTCCATTTATCCATTTTAGTATAATATCCTTTTCCCTCATTCCACATATATAATGACCTGTTTCTGCATTGACAAAAAGTGGAGTGCCGCATTTAATATTGTACTTCTGCTTAATGTCTTCAACAATCGTTTTGTTTTCTTTTTCTGCAAGATCCAATTTAAGAATATTGTGACCTTCTTTGTTTAACTCATCTACAATTGGCTCTGCTTTCTTGCAAAATCCGCATCCGACTGTATAAAAGTAATATAGATTTGATTCATTGCTCATAACCTGTCTCCTACTATTATTATTTTAAATATTGATTATTTTAAAAATTCTAGTATTAATTTTATTTAACCCTTCTGAATTCGTAACCATTATCATGTTTTTAAAGTTTTCCCAGGGTACTTGATAACCCGTATCAAGCACTCCATTATTTAAATTTTTTATAACCTCATTTAAGGCATTAATCGTATATAAAGTATTTGAATGTTTTTTTCTATGTAAAGAAATTGTATTTGAAACTATATTATAATCAATACTTTCATCTGATTCTACGTTATAAGTACAAATTAATTCGTTAATATTATTTTCATTTTGAAGAATATAAATTTTATTGAACGCAATATTATAAGACTCTTTTATTTTATCTATTGTGTTATTAATATTTTTTTTGGTTGTAAAAGTGCAGAGTAGTTGTGTTTTCATTTGATCACCTTATTCATTATAAATTCAGTAAACCAATTTTTTTCTTCACCGATTCTCATCACGGCAGAATACAGTCCAGCTTTCTGTATCTTCGATTTTCTAGCGATCGCATTAGATATCTCTCTCAATGATTTCTCTGTGACGTGTACTCTGTTGCTTATTATGTAGTCCCATACTCTTCCAGCTATGTTGTCCCATTTTGCTTCATTTAATAGTTGTTTT